ACAGGAACTAGAAGATTCACCAGTTCCTATATAGAAGTATCCAGAAAACAAGGCAAGACCGCTTTAGCTGCTGCACTGTGTTTGTATTATCTAATTGCTGATGGTGAAGATGGTGCAGAAGTCTTGCTGGCAGCAAACAGTAAGGAACAGGCAAAGATAGCTTTTGATATGTGTTCCAAGTTTAGTAAGGGACTGGATACCAAAGGCAAATATTTGACAGCTTACAGGGCTGATATTCTGTTTAAAGCAACCAACAGCAAGCTGAAAGTACTTGCTGCTGATGATAGCAAACTGGATGGATTTAATGCCAGCTTCGGTTTGCTGGATGAGTACCACGCTGCCAAAACAAGTAAGGTAAGGGATGTAATAAAGTCCAGTATGGGTATGCGTGAGAATCCACATCTATGTACTATTACTACTGCTGGATTCGATAAGACTTTGCCTTGTTACCAATTAAGAACTGTAGCTATAGAAGTGCTGAATGAGTTAAAGTCAGATGATGAAATGTTTATTGCCATCTATTCTTTAGATGCTGATGATGATTGGAGAAGTGAAACGAACTGGATGAAAGTTGCACCTAATTTGAATATAACCGTTACCAGCAAATACATCAAAGGGCAAGTACAACAGGCTATTAATAATCCTTCTGATGAAGTGGGAGTACGTACCAAGACACTTAACCAATGGTGTGACAGTGCTACAGTCTGGTTGTCTGATGAAAATATTATTAAGTGTACACAAGCTGTAGACCTGTCTAAATTCAAAGGATTACCCTGTTATGTTGGAGTGGATTTAGCTGCTACCAGTGATTTAACTGCTGTATCTTATTTAGTCGTTGATAGTGATAAATACTATTTTAAAACTCATTATTATCTTCCTGAATCGGCACTTACAGATAAGACAGACAAGGAACTTTATAAGCTATGGAAAAGGGCTGGCTTACTTACTGTTACTGCTGGTAATGTTACTGATTATGATTACATAACTACTGATATGCTTAAATATTCAGAAGTAGTTAATATACAGGCTGTAGGATATGATAAGTATAATGCTACACAGTGGGCAATTGATTCAACAGAGAAAGGATTGCCGCTGGAAGAATACGCACAAACATTAGCTAACTTCAATAAGCCTACCAGAGAGATGGAACGGCTTATATTATCAGGTAAGGCTGTAATAGACAATAACGAAATAAACAGGTATTGCTTTAGGAATGTGACTTTGAAGTCAGACCATAACGGCAATATCAAACCTAACAAACAAGTAGACAAAAAGAAGATTGATGGAACTATATCTATGATACAGGCTTTAGGTATGTATTTACAAGTACCACACTACACAAACCAAATATTTACATTTTAATGAAATTCAATATCAATCCATTTAAAAAGAAAGAAGCCAGACAAGAAGAACGTGGCTACAACTTTCTTTCAGATTCTCTATTTTATAATTCAGCTACTACGTATTCAGAATCAAAAGCTATGCTGTTATCTGCTGTTTACAGATGCGTAGACGTGATAAGTGATTCCGTAGCACAGTTACCGTTAGAACCGTATTATGTAGATGATGAGGGATTTAAAACCAAATTTACCAAGCATCCTACATACTGGCTGTTGAATAGAGAACCGAATGACCAAATGAGCAGATTTACTTTTATCAAGACACTGGTTACTAGTGTACTTCTTACAGGTAATGGTTATGCTCTTATTAACAGAGATGAAAAAGGTGATGCCAAAGAACTGATATTTCTAAAATCAGATTCAGTATCAGTCACATTCAAAAACGGAAAAAAGATGTACAACATTACAGGGATGAACCAACTGGTAGAAGCTATCAATATGATTCATATCCTGAATTTCAGCTATGATGGAATTACAGGTATAAGCACTTTGAAGCACGCTAGAAATACACTAGGGCTAACAGCTGATTCAGAAGCGCACGCAGAAGGATTTTTTAAAGGAGGTGCTAATCTGGCTGGCATTATCAAAGTGGAATCCTCATTGACGGCACAACAGAAACAGGACATTAAAACAGCTTGGAGTAGTGCTTTTAATTCTATTACTGGTACTCCTAACGGTGTAGCTGTGATGGAAGGCAATATGACTTTTCAGCCTATAACCGTAAATCCGTCTGATGCACAACTATTAGAGACTAGACAGTTCAATGTGATTGATATTTGCAGGTTCTTCGGTGTCTCACCAGTTAAGGCTTTTGATTTATCCAAATCCAGTTATAGTACAGTAGAAGCTACTCAACTGGCTTTCTTGACAGATACACTTTCACCACTATTAGAAAAGATAGAACTGGAGTTTGAACGCAAACTTTATAAGCCTTCTGAAAGGAATAATATTGATGTGCGTTTCGATACTTCTGTTCTCCTTAGAGCAGATAAGGCAAGTCTGGCTAGTTATTATAATACGCTGTTCCAGATTGGTGTGATTACTCCAAATGAAATCAGGAAGAATCTGGATTTACCAGCTATTGAAAACGGTGACAAGTCATTTGTACAGGTGAATGTACAGACACTAGATAATGCAGTTACTAAGCAAACAGAGAAAGACGATGAGGTATATAATTAAGGGGAATGATTTTAGCTTTACTTGGACTATAAAGGATTGCAACGGCTATGTAGATTTATCTGCTGTTACTGATTTGAAGGTGATGTATCAACATTCTACAGTTCCATCCAAGAAATATGTAGCAGATGCCAGAATAGTTGATATAGTTCTTAAAGAGAGGGAAGAAGATTTAGAGGATACTGTTCTTTATGACAGTACTTTAGTGAAAGGCATTGAGTTTGAGGTAACAGCCGAACAACAGCAGGAAATGCTTTTGGGAGATTATAATGTTATCTGTACATTTATAAAGAATGATGATAGTCACTGCTATAAAATGATTAGGGCTTATACCATAGTAGCAGATAAGGATGGTCTTAAATATTGCTGTTCTGAATCAAAGGAAAGACTGGTTAAACTAAGCCAATTGATAAATGATATGGGATTTATCACCAGAGATGATTTACCTACCAAACTAAGCGAGTTGCAAAATGACTGTAATTATGTCAATATAAATAGTGTACCTACTAAACTTAGTCAGTTAGTGAATGATAGTAACTTTGCTTCCAAAGATGAAGTTCCCAAATATACAACGGAGCTTTCCAATGATGCCCAGTTTACCAATGTCGTAGACTTGGCAAAAAAGGTTGATAAAGAATCTGGCAAAGGATTATCTACTAATGATTATACTAATGAGGATAAAACCAAACTTACTAATTTATCTGATTTTGATTCGACAGGCATTAATAAGGAATTAAAAGAACTGGAAAAAGCACTAGCTGCTAAAGCTGATACTAGTGAAATACCTAATTTCACGTCTGATTTAATAAATGATTCCAAGTTCGTAACAAGTTCCGATTTACTTGCTGAAAATGTAGGATATGACAATACAACTGTGAAAGACACATTGGATTCATTGCTGTATGAAGCTATTAATATAACTTCCTTTACTAGTAATGTAGCACCAGTGCAGGAAATAGGAACCAATATTAACAGTATTACTTTGACTTGGAAATTAAGCCAGCCAGCAACGGAACAATTTATTAATGATGTACCTGTGACAGGCAGTTCTTTCACATTTGATACTCCATTCAACAGTAATAAATCATTCACATTAAAGGTAAATGATGGAACTACCATCAAATCTAAAACCATTGATATTAAGTTTATGAATAATATTTATTATGGCGTATCTGCTTCTACTTCTTATAATTCCCACCTTCTTGAATCTTTGACTAAAGAGCTAAGGCAATCTATGGAAACCAATTTCAGGGTTAATGCAAATGAGAATGAATATATCTTCTTTGCATATCCTTCACATTATGGAGAAGCTGTCTTTAGCGTAGGAGGTTTTGAGGGAGGATTCAAGGAAGTTGCCAAGTTCTATTACACCAATGAATCAGGATATAATGAACAATATACAGTTTACTGCTCTGATAATCCCTGTCTGGGAGATACTAGGGTAAAGGTAATATATGTATAAGGGATTACTACGATACTATGAAAGAAACACGAAATTGCAAAATTGAAAAGAGAAATGAAGATTCCAGAATTGTGGAAGGCTATGCAATCGTATTCAATTCTGAATCCAGAGATTTAGGAGGGTTTACAGAAATTATAGAACCTACAGCACTGGAAGGAGTGCTGCAACAGTCAGATATTTTATGCCTTCTAAATCATAATGAAGACAGGGGTATTCTGGCACGCTCTAAATACGGTGCAGGCAGCCTAAAACTGGAAGTTGATTCTACAGGTCTTAAATATAGCTTTGAAGCACCCTGCACAAATCTGGGAGATGAATTGCTGGAAGGTTTAAAGAGAGGTGATATTACTACTTCATCTTTTGCTTTTACCATTGATTCCGATACTTGGACAAAGAGGGAAAATGGTTCTTATATCAGGACTATCAATAAGTTCAAAGAACTGTTTGATGTGTCGCCTGTCTATAAAGAAGCGTATCCTGATACGAGTGTAGCGCTTAGAAAGTTGGAATCATTTGATAAGGAAGATTTGACTGACTATTATATGGAGCTAAGACACAAACTACAATAATGAACACTTTAGAGCTGTTAGACAAAAAGGAGCAGTTAAAGCAACGGGCAGAGGAAATAGTTTCCAAAGCAGAAAAGGAAACTAGGCGGTTAAATGAAGGTGAACACGCTGAATTTAATTCTATTGCTGATGAACTGAAAAACATAGATAATGAAATAAGAAAGATTGCAAGCGAGACAAAACTAATAAACACAAATAATATATCTATGAAAAAAGAGAAATTTTCACTTTTAAAGGCTATTAATGACGTAGCCAATAGCAGACAACTGGATGAAAGAGCGCAAGAAGTTGTATCTGCTGGTATTGCAGAATTTAGAAAATCAGGACAGAGTTATTCTGGACAAATCGTATTGCCGATTGAGGAAAGAGCTGATGTGCAAGCAACAGTAGAAGGTACAGGACAGGAAACTGTAGCAGAAGATAAACTGGCTCTGTTAGAACCATTGAGAGCTAATTTAGTAATGGTTAAAGCAGGTGCAAGTTATCTGTCTGGACTGGTAGGTAATGTTTCTATTCCTGCTTATTCTGGAAGCAATGTTAGCTGGGCTGGTGAAGTAGCTGCTGCTACAGACGGTGCAGGTGATTTCAGTGAAGTGAATCTAGAACCAAAGAGACTTACTGCTTATGTGGATGTTTCCAAACAATTCCTAATTCAGGATTCTGCCAGTGCAGAAGAGATGCTTAAACGTGATATTGTAAATGCTATATCGGACAAGCTGGAAGCTACAATCTTGGGTAGCGCTGCTGGTTCTGCTACTATGCCTGCCGGTATCTTTAATGGCGTTACTCCTGAAACAAAGGATATTACTTATAAGAGACTGGTTGATATGGAAACTGCACTGGAAGAAGCTAATGTAGCAGGAAACAAATGTTTCATTGTATCGCCATCTGCAAAAGGTATTTTGAAAACGACTGCCAAAGACGCTCTTTACAATGTAACTGACGGTGGTGTACATACCTGTGTTGGTTGTGCTGGTTGTCTGATGGAAGAAAATGAAGTGAACGGTTATCCAGTATATTGTACATCCAATGTTACCAGTAAAGGTGTTGTAATGGGACACTTTGAAGATTTTGTTATTGGGCAATGGGGAGGGATTGACTTGACAGTAGACCCGTACACACAAGCAGCTAACGGTAAAGTAAGATTGGTTATCAATGCGTATTTTGATGCAAAACCAAGAAGAACAGGTTCTTTCCAAAAAGCTATCTTAAAATAATATGTACGTCAAACTGGAAGAAGCTAAGAAGCACCTTCTTTTGGATGATTCTTTCAAGGATGATGATTTATATATACTTGGACTAATTGATGTTGCAGAGGATGCAGTAGCACGTAATTTGAATCTGAAACTGGATGAATTAGCAGTAGATGGGGAATTTACCCCACCTGCTGTTATTCACGCTATCTTATTACTGATTGGTAATTTATATGCCAATCGTGAGTCAGTATCTTATTCATCCGTTAATAAAGTGCCATATACATTTGACTATCTAATTTCACTTTATAAAAACTACAAAGAAGTATGATTGACTATATACATAATAGAGACGGTAGGGCAACGTCTACACAGGTTAGTAGAATGGATGATATAACAGAGGATGTATTCACACCAGAATTTTATTTTCTCATTAAAAATACCAATGATAATGAAGTAACTGTAGAAATTAGACCTGCTGGACAAGAGAAGTTTATAACTACGGTTCTTTATCCTGGCTGGAATCCTGAATTATGTAGTGCAGTAAAAATAAGCGGTGAAACTGGATTACAGTACGGCTATTAATACTATATACTATGAGGGCAGGGTTACTGACAGAGACAATATTACTACAGGAATCAGTACCAGTTAAAAATGAGTTTGGGGCTACTTCTATGGAATGGGTAGACTATCTGCAAACAAGAGCCAACATTAAGTTTAATTCTGGTAATAGGGTTAATCAGAATAATGAAATATTTACTTCTTATACACTGACTTTCACAATCAGGTACTATCATAAGGTAAACGAGCAAATGAGAATTATCTATCAAGGTAAGAAGTATAGGATACTGGCTATCAATTCAGACAGGGCTAAACAATCTACAGAAATCATAGGAGAGCTTATTAATGAATAACGGTGTAACTGTAGACGCTTCACAGGTGCTAAGAATGTTTAGTGAACTTAACAGCAGACAGCAAAAAAATGTGTATAAGAATGCACTACGGAAAGCTGGAAGAATACTGCAAAAGGAAACGAAGACACAACTAAGAAGCGTAGTAGGTAAAGCAATAAATCATAAGAATAGATGGAACGGCAAAACTTTAGGCAGTGGAATAAAACTAAAGGTTGATAAGAAAGCTACAGAAGCGAAGGTTCATATAATGGGGGACTTTAGATTAAAGTTCTTTGAACTTGGAACAACTACCAGACAGCTTAGGAAAAACGGAGCTAACAGGGGGAGGATGAAGGCTGCACATTTCTTTAAAACTGCTAAAGATAAAACGGAACGTGCCATCTTCGATAATATAAATCAAATGGTTGAAGAATCAATAACAAGGATTGCTAATAAAAAATGAGCTTACAAATAGGAAAGGCTATCTATCATTTATTAAAGAAAGATAGCAGGATAAAAGAAAAGGTAGGTTTTAAGATATATCCTTTGATAGTTGAAGAATCCACCACTTTTCCTTTTATCATTTATAAAAGAACCAATATCACACCAAACTACACTAAAGGCAGTTATTCCGTTAATGAATCTGTTACGGTTGATGTAGTTATAGCTTCTAAAGATTACATAGATACCATTGAACTGGCAGACTATGTAAGAGATGCTTTAGAAGGTAGGAGGGGTAACTTTTCAGGAATAGAAATAAATGACATAAGGATGATTAGCGCAGATGAAGAATACATAGAAGATACATTCATTCAGAATTTAACATTCGACATAAACACAAATGGCAAACAAAATACTTAGAGGTAATGACCTGATGATTTTTAAAGATACAACTGGTGCTGGTACTGCTTATAAAGCATTGGCATTTTCAACCAGTTGCCAGCTTTCCTTAACAGGAAACACTTTGGAAACTTCATCAAAAGACGGTGGTAAGTGGACTAGTAAAGCTGTAAGCAAATTAAGCTGGTCACTTACAACTGACAATTTATATAGTGTAGAAGATTTTAATGCTTTAGTAAATAGCTGGATAAGCAGGGAAGAACTTACTGTTGCTTTTGCTGTATGCACTAATGCAGACAGTGACACAGGTATGCCTGCCGATGGTTGGACTGCTGGTGGTGGATATACAGGCAAGGTAGTTATCACCAGTATTACTGCTAATGCTCCAGATAATGACAATGCTACTTATTCTGTTACTTTGGAAGGAACAGGTGCTTTATCACCTAAAGTAGCGTAATATATTCACTGGGGAAGCTGTTACAGTTTCCCCTTTTTTATTTATATACTATGGAAATTCAAATTAAAGGTACTGCATATAATATACGATATACTATCAGGGCTATGTTCGTATTTGAACAGATAACAGGCAAGATATTCAGATTGGAGAATCTAACGGATTACTACCTGTTTTATTATAGTTTGTTGGTAGCCAATAATCCAGATTTGCAAATGACATTCGAGGACTTTATTAATGAATGCGATGATGAACCAGCCTTAGTTATTCAGCTACAGGAATTTCTTTCTAAAGAAATGGAAAAACAGTCTGCATTCATTAGTGAAACAACGGATTCAAAAAAAAAGTAACGATTAGCGAATTGTATGCTTTGATAGTTCTGGAAGCAGGTATAACACCTGATTATTTTCTGGACAGTATGCAAATGTATGAGGTGAAGGCAGTCTTGGAGAATCTGCAATATAAGAATAAAACAAGCTGGGAACAGGCTAGAATGATAAGTTATATCATAGCTCAAACTAACAGTACCAAGCAATTATCACCTACTGATATTATGAAGTTTGATTGGGATGAAGCCAAAGAAAAAGATACTTCTATCAGTAAGGATGATATAGCCAGACTACAGGCTAAAGCTAATCAATTTATAAACACACAAAACTAAATATATATGGCTGATTTAGTAACCAGACTATTACTTGATTCATCTGGTTTTAATAATAACATAGTTAAGAGCAGCAGGCAAGTACAGGAGTTTCAACAGATAACAGGCAATATAGTAGGTACTATAGGAAAGTTTGCTGCTGGTATTGGAATTGCGACTACTGCCAGTGACGCTTTTATGAAGATAATAAGAAGCTCACAGGCTACTAATGATGAATGGGACAATACATTAAATTCCTGTAAAGGAACTGTAGATTTATTCTTTCAATCTATGTCTGCTGGCAGTTTTGAAGCATTTAATAACGGTGTTCTTTCTACAATAAGGAATTTGAAAGAACTTTCTGCTTTGCGTGATTCGTTGACTGATGCTAAGTTATCAATGGGATTCAATACTAAAGTCTTTGAAACGGAGTTTACGAAATATGAATCTATAATCAGAGATACTACCAAAAGTAAGCAGGAACGGGAGAAGGCATTTAAAGACTTGCAAAAGTTGAAAGAAGATTTTAAAATAGATGTTACTGATGTCTTGGGAGGTGCAGAAGAAGAACTTATTCAATCATTGAATATTAGAACAGGACGAAAATACTTTAATATTAATGATATACATAAATATATATCAATCAATAATAATGATTTTTCATCTAGAAATGAGAAAAAGGCATTAACGGAGTATCAAGACCAGTTAAAGGCATACGAAAAGGAAATAAACCAAATACAAGGCAGGATTAATTCTACCAGAGGTGATACTAATGAATGGACAGGTGAAACCAAAAAACAGATGAGGGAAAAACTGTCTTCTATTAAGCAACAAATGGAACTGTTCAAACAACAAAATTCAGAACTTGAAAAGCAGAATTTCTTGAATCAGGATAATGATGCCAACAGAGGTGAGATGATTAAAAACTATGAGTATGCTTATGATTTGAAAAAGCGTATGTATGATTTTGACAAACGTACATTAGAGCTACAAAACAGCATTAAATCTGGTGGAGGAAATAATAAGGTAAAGACAGAGGATATTACTCCTGCTGGTTCTGTTGCTGAATTGGATAAGCTGATAACAAAAGCCAGAAAGAAGTATGCTGCTGCCATTACAGACGATGCCAGAGTATCTGCACTAAAACTGATACAGGAACTGGAACAGAAGAAAATAGTTCTGAATATTACGGCTAAGTATAATAGTAGGGATAAAGGAGATTTGAAGCCTGCTGGTATTCCATCTATTAAAGGATTTGATTCCAAAGATATAGGTAAGCTTACTTCTCCATTTGTAACAGAAGAAGACGTAAAAGTGAATAATGATTATGCGACATCATTAGGGGCTATTGCTACTGTTATGGGTTCTATATCCCAAATGACAAATGAAGGTGCTTCTGCTTGGTTGACTTGGAGTGCCAATTTAATGACAGCTATAGGTACAGCTATTCCTGCTATAGAAGCTCTTATTGCTGCAAAGAAAGCGGAATCTATAGGAAATGCCGTAGCTAGTGCCACACAAACACCTGTAGTAGGTTGGCTGTTGGCTGGTGCTGCTGTATCTTCTGTAATAGCGGCTTTTGCCACTATGCCACAGTTTGCTAATGGTGGTGTAGTTGATGGCAGTTCCTTTTTTGGGGATAAGGTACT